CAAGATACTAAAGTAATATTTGTACCAAATAAAGATGGTAGATTTCTAGTAACTTGGGTTCCACCTGCGCATCTTCAAAATAAAAGATATATAAAAAATGGTACTAATTATCCTGGTAATGAGCATTGCGGAGCATTTGGCTGTGACCCATACGACATATCAGGTACTGTGGACGGTAGAGGATCCAATGGATCTCTTCACGGTTTAACAAAGTTTTCAATGGAGGACGTGCCTCCAAATATGTTTTTTTTAGAATATATAGCTCGGCCTCAGACTGCTGAGATATTCTTTGAAGACGTTCTAATGGCTTGTGTATTCTACGGGATGCCTATATTAGCTGAGAACAATAAGCCTAGACTATTGTATTATTTCAAGCGTCGAGGCTACAGAGGTTATTCAATTAACAGACCTGATAGAAAATATAATAAACTGTCTGTGACAGAAAGAGAGCTAGGTGGAATACCAAACTCTAGTGAAGATATTAAACAAGCACACGCTGCAGCAATTGAAACTTATATAAATGATTTTGTAGGTAGAAAAGAAACAGGTCACGGAGACACATATTTTCAAAGAACATTAGAAGACTGGGCTAAGTTTAATATTAACAACAGAACAAAGCACGATGCATCTATTAGTTCAGGTCTAGCTTTAATGGCTTGTAATAAACATAGATACGCACCTAACGCGCCTAGGCAAAAACCTAAGGCGGTAGATTTAGGTTTTAAAAAGTACGATAATAAAGGAAATACATCAAAAATAATAAGTTAAATGAATATATATACTAATACCAGAAGCTCATTTCCTAGTCAAGTAGTTAGTGACACGGAAAAAGCTAGTTTAGAATACGGAAGTCAAGTAGCGCAAGCTATAGAAGGCGAATGGTTTTCTGCGGGTAGAACAACAGGTAATAGGTATTTGACTAACTGGAATAGCTTTAATGAGTTAAGATTATACGCTAGAGGCGAGCAATCTATACAAAAATACAAAAATGAATTATCTATAAACGGTGATTTATCTTATTTAAACTTAGACTGGAAACCAGTACCTATATTATCTAAGTTTGTAGACATAGTAGTAAATGGCATATCTGCTAGAACTTACGATATAAAAGCTTACGCTCAAGACCCTGCTTCTATAAAGAAAAGAACAGATTATGCTTCTAAGATATATGAAGATATGTTGGCTAAAGAATATTTAGATAACTTAAAAGCAACTCTTGGAATAGATTTGTATCAAGCTTCCAATCCAGACCTACTACCAGAAACAGACGAAGAGCTAGAGCTTCATATGCAACTAAGTTATAAGCAATCTATAGAAATAGCGGAAGAGGAAGCTATATCTACTGTTTTTGCTCAAAACAAATACGACCTAGTAAAACGTAGGCTTAATATGGATTTAACTGTATTAGGTATTTCAGCATGTAAAACTAATTTTAATACTGCAGAAGGTATAACAGTAGATTATGTTGATCCTGCGTACATGGTATATTCATACACAGAAGATCCTAACTTTGAAGATGTATACTACGTTGGTGAGTTAAAATCCATAACTATACCTGAACTCAAAAAAGAATTTCCAAATGTAACTGAGGACGAATTGAAAAGAATTCAAAACACGCCTAGCAATAGCTCGTATATTACAGGTTGGGGTGATTACGACGAAAACACTGTCCAGGTTTTGTATTTTGACTACAAAACGTATCAAAATCAAGTTTTTAAAATAAAACAAACAGATCAAGGGTTGTTAAAAGCTATAGAGAAAGACGATAGCTTTAATCCTCCAGAGAATGATAGTTTTGAAAAAGTTTCTAGATCTATAGAGGTATTATATAGTGGAGCTAAAGTATTAGGCACAAACACAATGCTAAAATGGGAATTAGCTAAGAATATGTCTAGACCTATGGCAGATACTACTAAAGTAGAAATGAATTATGCTATTTGTGCGCCTAGAATATACAAAGGACGTATTGAATCTCTTGTTAGCAAATGTATTGGTTTTGCTGATATGATACAGCTAACACACTTGAAGTTACAACAGGTTATGTCTAGGATTGTGCCAGACGGTGTCTATTTAGATATGGACGGACTTGCAGAGGTTGATCTTGGTAATGGAACTAACTATAACCCAGCGGAAGCATTGAATATGTATTTCCAAACAGGTTCCATTGTTGGTCGATCACTTACTCAAGACGGTGATATGAATCCAGGTAAAGTACCTATTCAAGAACTTAACAGCTCAAGCGGTCAAGGCAAGATACAAAGTCTTATTCAAACCTATCAATATTACTTACAAATGATCCGTGATGTGACAGGATTAAACGAAGCTAGAGATGGAACTACGCCAGACAAAGGTACTTTAGTAGGCTTGCAAAAGATGGCCGCTAACGCATCCAACGTAGCAACTAGACATATCAAGCAAGCTAGCGCATACTTAACTCTTAGAGTTGCTGAAAACATAGCTCTTAAGATAGCTGATGCTCTAGAGTTTCCATTAACAGCTGAGTCTTTAAAGAACTCAATAAGTAATTACAATGTTAACACTCTTCAAGAAGTTTCTAACTTAAATCTACATGATTTTGGTATTTTCTTAGAACTAGAACCTGACGATGAAGAGCAACAGCAGTTAGAAGCTAACATACAAGTTGCATTACAACAAGGAGGTATAGACCTTGAAGATGCTATTGACTTAAGACAAATAAAAAATCTTAAATTAGCTAATCAACTTCTTAAAGTAAAAAGAAAGTCTAAAGCTAAACAAGATCAAGAAAATGCTCAAGCTAACATAAGAGCTCAATCTGAGTCTCAAGCAGATGCTGCTGAGAAGATAGCGATGACTGAAGTCCAAAAGCAAGAAGCTATAAGTGGCTCTAAAGTTCAATATGAACAAGCTAGATCTCAAATGGAAATTGCCAGGATGGAAACAGCTGCTCAGTTAGAACAACAAAAAATGCAATCTCAATTTAATTTTGATATGCAATTGAAGCAGATGGATATGCAAGCTATTCAGCAGAAAGAAAAAGAAATAGAAGATAGAAAAGATAAGCGTATACAAATGGAAGGTACGCAACAAAGTAAAATGATAACTCAAAGGAAAAACGATTTAATGCCTTTTGATTTTGAGCAAGAAAAAGCAGAAGTTCCTACCGCGATGTAGGTTTATTAATTATTTAATTTTATTATATTATGTCAGAAGTAAAAACAAATGAACCTGTTAAGCAGGAAGGTGAGTTTAAAATTAAAAAAAGAACTCCAAAAAAATTAACAACACCTAGTAACGAACCGGTTAAAGTTAATATCAAAGAACCTTTAATCGAGCTACCACCAGAGGTTACAAAAGTAGTAATACCTAAACAAGAAAAAGAAGATGCCATTCAAATCGGAGAAACAAAGAAAGTATCTGTGGAAGAACCATCCGGAGATAGCACAAAGGTGGGAGAACCTGTACAAGAGTCCAACAAGGATGTTGAAGGGTTTTCTCCAATCAAAGAAGTAACAGAGACTGAAAAAGTTGAAGCTCAAGTAGAGAAAGCAATACAAGATGAAAGAATTCTTGGCAAAGCATTACCTGAGAACATTGAGAAACTAATTTCTTTCATGGAAGACACCGGTGGAACAATTCAAGATTATACTAGACTAAACACTGATTATTCAGATGTTGATGAAAAAACTTTATTAGTAGAATACTATAAAAAAAATAAACCTTACTTAGATAGTAGTGACATCGAATTATTAGTTGAAGATTTTGACTATGACGAAGATCTAGACGAAGAAAGAGATATACGCAAGAAAAAACTTGCATTTAAAGAAGAGGTTGCTAAAGCCAAGGGTTTTTTAGAGGAAACGAAGAGTAAATATTACGACGAGATCAAGTTGAGACCGGGCGTTACTCAAGAACAACAAAGAGCCACTGATTTTTTCAACCGCTATAACAAGCAGCAGGAAGCAGCTGAGCAACAGCATGCACAATTCCAAGAAAGTACTAAGGAGCTTTTTAACGACAATTTCGAAGGTTTCGATATTAAAGTTGGTGACAAGAACTATAAGTACAATATTCAGAATCGTGATAAAGTTGCAGAGAACCAATCAAACATTACAAACCTTGTCGGGAAGTTCCTAGACGAAAAAGGGAATGTTGAGGATACGAAAGGTTATCACAAAGCTATATATGCTGCTGAAAACGTAGACAAGATCGCAGCTCATTTTTATGAGCAAGGAAAAGCTGATGCTGTAAAAGACGTCGTTAACAGATCTAAGAACCCAAGCAATACACAAGCTAGGTCAACTCAAGGAGATGTTTTTATTGACGGATTTAAAGTGAGAGCGATTTCAGGTTCTGATTCTACAAAACTAAAAATTAAAAAACGAAAATTTAACTAAAAAAAACAAACAATTATGAGTTTAACTCCTCAATTTGGTAGTTTAATACCTTCTTCAACACAGTCGGTTCTTTCAAGCAACTACCTACAATTTAACAGTGCTGCCGGTGGTGGTACTTTTGCTCAGCAATATTTGCCT